AGAAATAAGCGTAGTCGCAGAGAGTGTACCACACTTACGTAGAGGTGCTTTAAAGGACTTTCTAAGCATTATGAAGGGTACATATAGGTACGATGAAAGAAAGTTCAATAGAAGTACCTTAAAATACGAATTTAGTAATGGTAGTTATATAGAGTTCTTTTCAACAGACCAACCAGATAAATTAAGAGGTGCAAGAAGAACAGACTTATTTCTGAATGAGTGCAACAATATAGACTTTGAAAGCTATCAACAATTAGCAGTTAGAACTTCTGGAGATATATGGCTTGACTATAATCCTACAAATTTATTCTGGGTAGATAAAGAATTAATAGGACAAGAAGATACAGACTTTGTTACACTAACTTACAAAGACAATGAGAGCTTGTCAGATACGATTGTAAAAGAAATAGAGAAAGCAAAAGTAAAATCAAAGACATCTACATACTGGGCAAACTGGTGGAAGGTTTACGGATTGGGAGAGATAGGAAGTTTAGAGGGTGCTTGCATTCCAGATTGGAAGTCAATAGATACAATACCTAGTGATGCTAGATTACTTTGTGCTGGACTTGACTTTGGATATTCTGTTGACCCATCAACATATATAAGATTATACAAATGGAATAACGCTTACATCTTTGATGAATTACTTTATAGAAAAGGTATGTTAAATAGAGATATAAGTTATTTCTTAAAAGACAATCAAATCAATGAGAACATATATGCTGATAGTGCAGAGCCAAAGTCGATACAAGAAATAAGAAGCTATGGACACAAGATATTTCCTGTTACAAAAGGTAGAGATTCTGTAATATATGGTATCAACCTAATAAATCAAAACGAAATATACATAACATCCAAATCAAAGAATCTAATTAGAGAATTACAGGGTTATGTTTGGGATAAAGATAAAGAGGGAAACAATATACAGAAACCAACAGGCATACATCCAGATTGCATTGATGCAGCTCGATATGCACTTATGATGCAATTAGAAAACCCTAATCGTGGTAAATATGCAATAAGATAACAGAGGTAGATAAAATATTTATTAAAAAATGTTAATTATTCCAAAATAAAGTTATATATTTGATTATAATTAAAAAACAAAACAAAATGAATAATTTTAAAAATCACAAAGTATATCAAGCATTAGTAAAAAAAGCTAATGGTAAAGGTAGAATGCCAAGTTTAAAACAAATAGCAAAGCTATTATCATATTGTAAAGTAGAACATTATTTACAAGAATGGTCAGAAACTAAATGGAGGGAAAATGGATTAAGATATAATACTTCAGGTGGTGGCACTTATTATGGGTATAGATTATCAGTTCCAGAATTAAATTTAAGAATGGAATCAACTGATACTTATTATTCTTACAATACTGGTCATTATACTTATGAATTACTAAATCTGTTAAATAATTTAAATAATTAAAAAACAAGACAATGAAAAAATTATATTTGCATCCAAAAACAAAACAATTTGTAAGTAAAGAAATTTATTTTAAATTTGTTAAAAGTAAGGACTTTCCTAAGAGTCCTTTTAGTGAGAAGATGAAGTAGATAAATTTAGTTAGTTTAGTTAATTGTTAGAGGGGTTTTTACGACCCCTCTTTTTTTTGTCAAAAATCATCTGATTATTTCGATATATATATATGAGAGTAAAAATAAATGTACCAAATAGTTTATCAGAAATCAAACTATCTCAATATCAAGAGTTTTTAAAAATACAGAAAACTAACAAAGATGAAAATTATTTGTCAGGCAAAATGATTGAAATATTCTGTGGCATACCACAAAAAGATTCGTATGAAATGAAAGCAAAAGATGTTCATAGAATTACCAATATACTTGCTGATATGTTTGAACAAAAACCACAACTAAAAACAAGATTTGTTTTGAATGGTATTGAGTATGGATTTATTCCTAACCTAGATGATATGACTTTAGGAGAATATGTAGATTTAGATACATACATTTCTAAGTGGGAAGAAATAGAAAAAGCTATGGCTGTTCTTTACAGACCTATAACTTTAAAGTACAAAAAGAAATATAAAATCAAAGATTACGATGCTGAGACACCAGAGAACTTTAAGGACTTAACTATGGATATAGTATTTGGTAGTATGCTTTTTTTTTATCGTTTAGGAATCGACTTGTCAAAAGTTATGATGTCTTATTTGGAGAAACAAGAGAAGATGCATTCACAGCAAGCTCACAGTTCGGTCTTAAATGGGGATGGTATCAGTCAATTTTCGCACTCTCTCAGGGCGATGTTAGAAGATTTGAAGATATCACTAAACTAGGTATGCACAAATGTTTGACAATGTTATCATTTATGAAAGAGAAAAACGACTTAGAATCAAAACAAATAAAAAGTAAATATAAATGAGCAATCAGGGAATAAGAGGTTTTTATCAAATCACAGAAACGTTAAGAGACAATCTATTAAGCGACCCAAATGTAAATACTGTAACAACAGGAGACATAACAGAGGTTGACTTATCTAAGCAAACAATATTTCCTTTAGCACATATTATTATAAATAATGTAACAGCAGAGGAACAAACATTAAGATTTAATATAACAATAATGGCGATGGATATTGTAAACGAATATAAAGATGAAACAAGTGATGTCTTTGTTGGTAATAATAATGAGCAAGATATATTGAATACACAACTTGCTGTATTAAACAAGATTATTCTTTTACTAAGAGGTGGCTCACTTTATACAACTAAATATCAACTCGATGGAGACCCAAGCTGTGAGCCATTTTATGAAAGGTTTGAAAACAGAATGGCTGGTTGGGCAGCAACGATGGACATACTAATTGAAAACGATATAAGTATTTGCTGATGAATTTAAGAAGAACAAGACAAGCGATGAACGATTTTGCTAAATATGTTATTCAGCAATCAAGAAGTAATCTCACAAAGGGCAACAAGAATGTAACAAAAAAACTATATAATTCTCTTGACAAAAAAATCAACAAGACAAAAACAGGTTTAGAACTATCTTTTGAAATGTTAGAATATGGTTTGTATCAAGACAAAGGTGTAAGTGGTACTAAAAAAAAGTATGATACACCATTTAAATACACAAATAAAAGACCACCTAGTTCGGCTTTTGATAAATGGAATGTAAGAAAAGGAATAGCACCAAGAGGTGAGGGTGGTAAATTTGCAAAAAGAAAAGGTTTGAATTATGTGATTGCAAAGTCAATATTTGAACAGGGTATAAAACCAAGTTTGTTTTTTACAAAACCTTTTGAAAAGCGTTTTAATAATTTTATAAACGAATTACAAATAGGTGTAGCAGATGATTTTGAAAACGATTTACAAGACGAAAAAGGATAAAATATGGCAATAGAAAAAATAAATATAAATAGTCCTGTTTACTTGAAGGTAGCTAATTCATCAGGTTTTACAAGTTGTAATTTAACACTATCAATATATACAGGTGCTTTTCAATCAAGTCCTAGCACGACATACGAACTTATAAAAAACGAAGTAGCAAACAACAACTATGTAATATTTGAAATAGGAGAACTTATAAAGGATTACATAGCTTATAGTTTTAGTGGCACTTTTGGAAGTAATGGGATAAACCTTTGGGTGCAAACAACAGCAACCCCAAAAGATGGTAATACATCTAAACCAGCAATCAGCTCAATATTTTTAGCTTTCGATGGGGTAGGATATTTTGAAGAGGGGTTTGATATTACAAGCACATCAAATAGTACAACAACACAAACATTGACAAGACATAAAGGAAGTGTTACAAAACTAATTAGCAACGATACAATATTTAGAGAAAAACAAGAAATATTATACATACCTGTTCTTGCAAACCTAAGTGTAAATAGTGGTAGTGATACACTAACAGGTGCAACCACAGTAAACTTTAAAAATGGCTCATCCACAGTTACAAGCGTAACAGTATCGACAGGTGTTTCAAACTCAGAAAATGCAATACAATATGCAACAAGTACAACTGCAACATTGACAAGTGTTGATATAGTTACAGGTGGCTCAACAGAAACAATAACTATAAAAGAACAACTATCGGAAAAGTTTACAAATATGCCGATAGTATTTATAAATAAATCAGGTGCATTACAAAAAGTAAATTTCTTTTTAAAATCAACTGAAAGAGTTAATGTACAAAAAGAAGAATTTAAAGCGAACACACTTACAACAGGTGCAACATATTCTATAAATAATCATCAATATAGAAACAGAAATATAAATAGTAGAGAAACAATAATACTAAATAGTGGGTATGTAAATGATAGTTATAATCAAGTTATAGAACAAATCATAACAAGTAAAAGATGTTGGATATTTAAAGACAATCAATATTTACCTGTTGTGCCTGAAGATAAAAGTGTAACATTCCAAACATCCATAAACGATAAATTGGCAAATTACACAATGACATTTAAGTTTGCTTTTGATAAAATTAATACAATAAGATAATGAATAGCTTAGGTCTATTAATACCAGATATAAAAATAGACAATCCACAACCTGATCCTGATTTGTGGAACTTGACCGATATTAATTGGGAAAATGCTTTTAGGTTATGGAACGAAATCAATCTTATTACAGACATAGATTATCAAAGATTAGATTTATTTGAAGATGAAGAAATCACTTTAACACAAACAATCCAAGACATAAGAGACATAGAAAAAGTATTTACAGATTTTAGTAAATCATTTACACTACCAGCAAGTAGTAAAAACAACTTATTATTTAGACATTATTATAGAACAGACATAGTTCAAGATTTAGTATCGGATGCTATATTCAATGCCAATACAAAACTAAGAGCAATATTAGAGCTTAATTATAAAAGATTTAGAAGTGGATATATTGTACTTAATGGTGTGAAACTAAAAAACAATCAACCAGAATCTTACAATATAACATTCTTTGGAGAAACAGTTACTTTAAAAGATAAGATCAAAGATAGAAAACTATCAAGTTTAGATTTCTCTGAATTTGACCACGCTTACAATCCAACAATAGTAAAAGAAGGTGTTGAGACATTTGTGAAAACACTAAATGGTCAAACAGTAACAACACCAAAAATAATATACCCTTTGATTTCTCATACACAAAGATTCATATATGATAGCACAGCTGGGGGTGTGTTGAAAACACAAGCAAGAAGCGACACAACTAGAAATCTTTTTTTTAATAATAGTCAAACAAATGTTACTGATGGTAGTGGGAACGTATTAAGAGAGGGTACATCAATGGGTTTTATATTCAACGATTTGAAACCTGCAATAAGAGTGATTGATGTATTAAGAGTTATTGAACAAGACCCTAACATTGGTCTAAAATTTAGTGATGACTTTTTTAAAGATACAGGAATGTTCTCTGAGCTATATATGTGGTTGCATCGTAACAAAGGTATTATTGGTGTTTCTCCAAGTAATGAAACTGACACAAACCAAATCATTGTAAATCAGATTCAAAACTTTACAGGAGATACAACAGATTTCTTTGGTAAAATAGGTGTGGCTGGGCGACCTACAATGGATGGTGGTATATTTAGATTTTTTACTGCAACAGGGCCAGACAAAGATACTATAAATGAAACTATGAAGATAACTTGGACTATCGACCCTGTTGTCAATAGTGCTAAGTTTACTGCAAAGCTAAGAAATGCAGGAACAGGAGAAATAATCGCAGAGCAACCTTACACACAAACAGGAAGTGTTACACTTACAAAACTTTTCTCAACAACTGAAAATTCATTGACAGAAGCACATAACGTGCAATTTGTTATTGAAACAACAGAAACAAGTTTAACATTAACATATAATCTTGAACTACGAAGAGATTCTAATTCTAATAATCCCGATTTGACTTTTGATAAAACTGTTACAACAACAGATGTTGAGCCAAACACATTAGTAGAAACTATTTATGTAAGTGATAATGTTCCTGACATTGGCATATTACAATTCCTAACAGGATTATTTAAAACATTCAACTTGACAGCATTTGTAGAGGATGACCCAAGTAATGATGATTTTGGTTTGGTAGTTGTTAAGACACTTGATAGTTTTTATTCTGGTGGTACAAGTAGAGACATTACAGAATTTATAAGCAACGAAAACTCACAAAGTAATTTTAGTGTACCATTCAATGATATTGAATTTAAGTTTGCTGACCCTAAAACATTTGGTGCTTTCTTTTATGAGAAACTAAACAACAGACAACTTGGAAGTGTAAAAGCTAGTAGTGTAGAAAATAGTGGTAGAGACCCAAGATTAAATAGAGGTCAAGATTATAGAGTACAATTACCATTTGAAAAGATGTTTTATGAAAGATTACAAAATGTATTTGATAATAGCGATACAACTATTGGTTTTGGATATTTTGTAGATGATGACCAAAATCCGACTATCAATAAACCTCTAATATTTTTTAGAGCAAATTCAACAGGTACAGGAATACAATTACAAGATGGTCTTGGAACAGGGACACCAGCAGAACTTACATCATACAACAGACCTAGTAACTTTAAAATAGGAACACAAAGTGTAGAAATCTCTATAAGTGCATCTGCATCAAGTGCTGTAAACTTTAGTTATGTAAATCCAACAACTTTTACAACTGCAACAGTATCGGTAAATCCAAATACATCAACAACAGTAAATCCTATTGCAACAGGTAGTTTACTTAGATTGACAGACATAGTAAGTGAATCTCACGTTACAACAACATTCACAACAGTAACAACAGGACAGACACTAAACTTTAGCAACGAAATAAATCAGTTTATACCTACAATAGAAGCAAACACATTATTTCAAACTTTTTACAGACAATACATAAGAGATGTATTTACTGCAAACAGAAGATTAATAAAGCTCAATGGTATATTACCACAGAAGTTTTTACTTAGATATAAATTGAGTGATACGATTGTTATAAACAACGAAGAATTTTATATAAACAAAATAACTAC